ATTGATAAAGTGCTAGATGTTATCAAAATGATAATGCTTATATGTTATCAAAATGATAACACCTATACCATAGACTACACATAGACTACTTACCATAGAAAAGATAGCGACTCATGCTTACGCATTCATCGCTGTCGAGCCAAAACAATCTATGTCGGTATTTAGGCTAAGGACATATAGACGGCAAAGTATTTCCTTTCAAAAATTAATAATAAAAAGTTTCCCGCGCCGGGCGGCGACACCGTCAAAAGCCTTTAAATATCGTTTTTAAGGCGCTTATACTCTTATACGACCAATTTATCTAGTCGCAATCTAAAACACCTAGAAACCGCCTTAAATCAACGAATAACGGCATATAGACGAAAGAGAGGCGAAGCGTTACGCCTCCCTCTCAATCTCGTTGCCATCTTCGTCAACTCTCACGAACTCGACGACGTCTTGGATCGGTACGTCGAAGTGATCGCAGATTCTTTTAAGTACATCTAAAGATACAACTTCGTTTTTAGATATTCTCGATATTGTCGAAGGGGAAACCTTAACAACCTCCCTAAGGTATTGCTTATTCCGACCTTTCTTTAGTAAAAGAATCTCTAACGGAAGATAACTTATTTTACTATTACGCATGTCACTCACCTCCTGCTAAAAGTATATCATAAGTACGATAAGTACGCAATGATTAACGTAAATAACCTTAAAAGATAAAAAAGTGTCGGAAAAGGGTTGACAAATAATTTATCATGTAGTAAAGTGATAATCAACGTAGTTGAAACATACGAAAAGTACACAAGGAGGACAACGGAAATGGAAAGAAGATTTTTAGTTTTAGAGAAAGGTATTCTAGTATTTTCCAAAGATGAGGCGAGCTTGGAGGCGGAAGGAACGCCGATCATCGCAGGCACATTCAAAGAAACAACGTCCACATGGACGGGAACATTTACGGCTGATGACGGTAGGACATACGAGATTATCGACGGCTACATATTAAAGGAGGCGGTGTAATGGGAAACGTAATAGAGTTTAAGAAAAACGACGAACAGATAACGGAAGTTGTCGAAGTCGCGACGTCTCAATTAACGGAACATAGTAAGCAGGCGGAATACTCTCCGCCGATGAACAAAAAGAAATGGGCGGAATTTGTCGCCAATATAAAGGAAAACGGAATTAGGCAGCCGTTAACAGTAACGAAAGGTTTCCGAGTTATTGACGGAAAACACCGACTGAAAGCGGCTAAGGAATTAGGCATCGAGAGCGTCCGAGTAATTATAGAGGACATCGACGAAAATTCAATACCTTCATATATAACGGACACGAAGCTACAGAGGGATGATTTGAAACGAGGACAGAAAGCAGCGATAGTCATACGGTTGTTTTACGAGGAAGAACGACAGAAAGCGAGGGAGCGGGAGGCACGTACGCAGTTCGGAAATACGGGATATCCAAATCTGGACACCCCAGAAGAGACAGGAGCAACAAACGAAATACTCGCGAAGAAAGCCGGGCTAGGTAAGTCATCAATGGCGTACCTCCTAGCAGTCTACCGCAACCGTCCCGACCTATTCGAGCTAGTATTCGACGGCACTTATACAATAAACAAGGCATATACGCAAATGAAAGCCGACGAAGAGCCGGAGCAGGAAGAAGTAGAACATCCGATTGAAGTAGAAAAGAAAATAATCGAGCAGTTAAAAGAAAAAGAGGCGAAACTTCCGCAGATTGACGAAAGCCAGCCGACGCACTCGTTAAATAATAGACTCATACAAATGCGTAAGAATCTGTTATTAAATGCGGTTGAGGTAATCGACGAGGCTAGTAAGATAAGCGAGGCCCCAAAAGAGATAAAAGACAGCGCCCTTACGCAGATTAGAACAATGGCAATAACCTGCGTTATAGCTTTAGGGCAAAACAGCGAGAGCGATAAGGAAAAAGAAACTTGGGCTTTAATTTATGAATTAATGAAAAAATTAGAGGAGGAAAATTAATGATGAATAAATCGTATCAAGTTAGGAAGAAAAAAGTAGGCGAAGAGGTTTTCGATAATTTTAGCAAGAAAGTAACGAACGATCATTTCAAGAAAGGCGAGCACATTCAAAAAATCATACTGGCGGGCGACCTAGCCGAAGAAATGCCTTTCGTAACTATGCCGTTAGTAGAAAACGGATTTATTAAGAAAGGAGAGTCGTTTACGCATTTATTAAATATGTACCAACCGAATTTGTGGGCGCAGGACTTCGCCCATGACGTGGGCGAGCTTGGAAAAATGACGGTAAGCACAGCCATAGAAAGGGCTAATGCGTCAGTAGAGTATATACTACGAAACCTAAATAAAGTCCACGAAGTTATGAAGAATAAAGGACTCAAGGAATACGACTTATATCTAGCAATGCGACAAGCGGCGTTAATTGAGTCCGGGTACTATACGCGACTAGGAGACGGCGAGATGCCGGAAAGTACGCGTAAGAAAATAGACTCAGCCTTACTTCGTAGGACATACCGCAATATGCCTTTATTTAAAGCAGTGATCGACGCAGTGGGAGTTAACGGTATAGACGGTAAGGAATTACTTGACTTCTCGGACGACATAGAGTTGACGGATGCGTTGCAGGTATTCGTTAAAAACGACCCTTACTACAACCGACGCTCAGGAATCATTAAGCAATTCGGCGAAATGAACGCGGAGGCAAGCGCGTCATTAAAGAAGATTGATACGGCTAAGTTTTTTGACGAGATGATTGCACGCGCCATTAAACGTTTCCCATCCGTTAGAAATAGTTTAAGAAGGGCGTTAGATGAACTGGATTCTGATATAGCTTAATAACGGGAGGAGCTAACAAATGATCGATTACGCAAGCATAACGCCAATGATGACGTTGTCTACATTTATTATCGGATTTATATCCGTATTAATTATCGGAGTCGCCATCGTCGAGATAATCGAGGGTATGGCGAAGAATAAGCGCAAAAAGGCCGGCGAGAAAGAAAGGCTAACGCTGAGCCAGCGCGCGGTAAAACGCTATTACGACGAAAGGGGAGCGAGTTAAAGATGTTAAAACAGTTATTTTGCAAACATGAGTGGGAAGTGATTGATACCGAATCGTTTGCCAAAGAAATCGCAATCTACTTTTACGGATGTCAGAAGTGTGGTAAGACGGAGATGGTCTCACAAACTAAGCGCAAAGTATGGGAGTTTGAACAGGGACATAAAGGAGCGACATTTCGTAATAAAAAGGAGGGTAAACAGTGGTAACAAAAGAACAATTACGAGATTGGTTAGACGCAAATACACGTCGAGAGCGTATAGCTAAAATAGAGGCGACGCTCGACCGCAAGATAAAAGAGCACGCTCTCGCCGGAGAGACTACTTTTTATGTAAGCACAGGCGAGTCGCTTCATCGGAGTCATCAAAAGTCGTATTTTTACGATATATGGCACAACGAGGATTTATCCGAGGAAAGCAGAGAAATAATAAAGAAAGAAGTGCTGGCTAAATATCGTGAGGCAGGATTTAATGTCGACGTAGTATGCGTTGATCATGGATGGGATACGCGCTACGAGGCGGTCAGATTCCGTGATATACACAAACTCGTGGAGGAGGACGATTCGGATGACTAAAAAAGCTACGCGCAAACTACCGCCAGCAAACGATTGGCAGGCGAGGGATATTGACGATTGGAACACGACTACATTTCACGCCTATTTGGCGGACAAGCATAAAGAGATGTTCGGATGCGAGTACGTCCCGTTTCGAGGCTGGCAAGCAGAAAAAGGCATGATCGGTAGGCTTATCGGAACGCAGACGAAAAAGGGTACGCATGATAAGGCGATTATAAAGCGATTTATTGACGAGGGATTTAAGTCGTACAAGCCAACGCCCCAATATCCCGGCACTAACTTCGGTTTTTTATACTCGTACCGGCGCAATATTTTACAGCGATTAGAGGCGGAGGATGCGACGAAAGAGAGGCGAAAGGAAAGCGCTAAGCGGTCGGAAATGACTGCGGAGGATTACGATAGATTGAGCGATTGGTTATAAGGAGGAATAGGAATGGGCAAAGAACAATTGGAGAAAGCAAAGAAAATACTAAATCACATAAAGGGATACGGTGTATATGACGGTAACGATGATATAGAGATTTTTGAATGGCTTATCCAACAAGCCGAACGAGTGCGGGAGTTGGAAAACGTTAATCGATTGTTGAAGAAATCAAGCGAAGGTTCGGAAATAGCTAAAGAGCGACTGCGTAATTGGATAGATGAACTGGAGATAGAGAATGAGCGCTATCGTGAAGCGTTAGAGTTATTAGTCAAACAAGAAAAGCTAGGAAAGGACGTTAAAACAGGAAAAACTGCAATTAGTCATAACGGCATGATAGCCCTAAAAGGTTTAGGGGTTTTTAATGATGATAACTATATCGTCTATGGTGTGGATGAAATAATCGAAAGTGTATTGGAGGAATTGAAATGATTAAAAATATCGATGAGAGAATTATCGCAGAGGGTTTTCACACGGGTCGTGAGGTGGATGTTGTAACTATACAGAAAAGTGATTACGAACAGTTAAAAGAACAAGCCGAACGAGCGCTGGGGATAGAGTTAGAGTTACTCAACATGGAATTAACTGGCGTTTTAAAACAAAACAAACACTATCGTGAAGCGTTGGAGTTTTATGCAGAACCTAAAAATTGGTTGCCACAAAACGAAGATATGCTTAGCCTTATCACAATGGATTACGGAAATAAAGCACGTGAAGCATTGGAGGGTGGGGAATGATCGAATATATGTTTTTAGGAGCATGAATCTTAACGCTGATAATACTTGGGATTATCGTCATATCGACGGGACTGCCGGACGATGGAGCGGGCAATAACGGGGATGAAGTGATGGTAGCGTGGGCGGGAAAGTTGCTTTATTTATTTCTCCTAGCCATCACATTTTATAAAATGGGCGAACATTTCGCCGGACTATAAAGGAGTTGACGATTAATTGACGGCATGCATAACTTCGTGCATATTACAAAACTACCGAAAGGACAAATGCGCTAATTGCGATAATTTATGCGCCCACCGCATCGCTCTACACGGTTTAGACGGCAATTCGGGGCGACTAGGCAACGCAGGACTGCCCGCAGACTATCGAGGCATAACGCTCGCCAACTCGCCAGCACGCGAGGGGCAGGCGAAGGCTTACCTCCTTCTAGAGCAGTATGTAGCGACATTTAAGCGCCATTTAGCGGGCGGCGAGCGAGCTAAATCGTTATACCTTTGGAGCGAATCGCCCGGCACGGGCAAGACGACGACGGCAAGCGCCTTGCTTGCGGAATATATAGCGCATGATTATCTCGGCGCATTAAAGGCGGGCAAGCAACCGCAGCAGACGCCCGCCCTCTTCCTTGACGTGAACGAATGGCAGACGCAATATAACATCGCCACAATGACGAGCGATGAGGACGCAATTAAAAGGATTGGCGCGGACATAAAACGTCTACAAAGCGTTGATTTTGCCGTTTTAGACGATATAGGAGTCCGTGGGGCGAGCGAAGCATTTAGATCGTATTTGCACGCAATAATCAACCACCGAACTACTAACGGGCTACCTACTGTGTTTACGTCAAATTTACCTATCGAGGATATGGCGCAGGTATTTGACGACAGGCTATACGATCGTATGCGCGATATGTGCGCAGTCATACACTTTGAGGGCGGTAGCAAAAGGGGGATGAGATAATATGACGGCATTAAATAGGGACAATAACGACAATATTAACGTAGGCGACATCGTACATATCGACGGATATGGCAAGCGTAGATTCGAGGTAATTTCGATAACACGTACGCATTATATCGACTTAGAGATGGAGTACGAGGTTGTCGAGATAGAGGCGCTAGATTTGCGGGATAAACGCAATTATTATGCCGAATTAGAGGATATTACCGTAATAGAGAGTGCAAAGCCGTCTAAACATCCGGACCATAATCTCATAACAGCCGACATAGTCGATGACCTACTCGACGAGATGCGCTCTTGCCGGGCGGTGTTACAAGTATACGGCAAGGATAGCGGTAAGGGACGCGATATTATTAAGCGTATGGACGGGATTAAAAAGCAGTTAAGCAGGGCGGTGAATAAATAAATGCGAACATTATTACGTTATCCGGGCGGAAAGAGTCGCGCGGTCAAGTATTTAACGAATTATATACCGGAAGGGCTGGGCGAAATATGCTCGCCTTTTTTCGGGGGCGGAGCGCTAGAAATATCATTAGCTCGAAAAGGGGTTCGAGTAAATGCATATGACTCATTTGACGAACTCGTAATCTTTTGGCAGCAGACGTTTAATAAGCCGACAGAATTAGCCGAAACAGTTCGTAAATACCATCCGCTAACAAAGGAACGATTTTATCTAATGCAGGCGGAAATATCAACAGAAACTGACGAGACAGAAGTAGCGGCAATGTTTTACGCATTAAATCGGAGTAGTTTTTCGGGAACGACATTATCAGGCGGTATGTCGCCGGGGCATCCGAGATTTAATGAAAATTCTATTGAAAGACTTGCGAGTAGTACATTCGAGAATATAACGATAGAGAAAGCAGATTTTTCCGAGTCCATACCGAAAAATAGCGGAACATTTATGTATTGTGACCCACCATATCTTGTCGAGTCAGAACTATATGGTGTTAAAGGCGATAAGCACAAAGGATTTAATCACAATCTACTCCGCGAATTACTCGGCGAAGCAGATGGATGGGTGCTATCGTATAACAATCACGAATATATACGCAAGCTATACGACGGCTATAAGATAGTTGAGGCGGAGTGGGCTTACGGCATGAATAAGAGTAAAGCGAGCAACGAGATTGTGATAATAAATGAATAGGAGGCGGACAGATAGGTGCATTACGCTAAGCTGTTTTTAAATAAAGTGATAGATAGCGGAGACGCAAGCGCATTAGCCCGTTATAACATCGACTATCAAGATATGCATACGGATATTGATAGGCGCATATATCGATTTATCGAGCAATATGCCGAGCAAAACGGAGGGCAGGCGCCGAGCTATGCGACGGTTGCCGCCGAGATCGAGGGCTACGAATATATTCCGGACGTTAGCGACTCTTACGATTATCTAGCCCGACAAATCAAGGACTATTCCGCCAAGCAGGCGATTATTGACGTCCATAATTCGGGTGAGTTTGAGCGAAGGCTTAACGAGATGCCGGCAACGGAGTTTAATAACTGGTTGACAAATTTTGTCGACGATATTAAAATGAGAACAAGCGTTCGTAATAAAACGGGAACAGACGTCAAAAAAGACGTTGATAAGTTTCTCGACGAATACGAGCGACGCAAGCTCGGCAAGTCTTTTAAAGTATGGAAGTCGAAGTACAGCGCCGTGGGCAATTACATAAGCGGAAACCTATATACGGTCTATGGCGAGAGTGGTCGAGGCAAGTCCGTACTAACGCTAGAGGACGCTATATACGCCGCCCAGCAAGGCGCTAATGTCCTTATTTATGCAGAGGAGATGGGCTGGTTCGAGGTAATGGTGCGGATATATACGAGCGTATCGGGCGATCAAGGCATTACGCGGATTACCTACGAGGGCGTCGATATGGACGCAGGCTTTGACGCTAATAGCATACGAATAGGTAAACTAGGCGACGAGTTCGAGCAGGCTTTCCGAGATTTTGTCCGTAATATCGACAAGTATATCGCGGGCAATATTATCGTGAGAGCCGTCGACGACGAGGACGCGGAGCGTAAGAGCCTACGAACGTTGGAGGCGGATATTAAGCAACATGATATAGATTTTGTTGTAATTGACCCGTTTTACTACCTCGAATACGAGCGCAATACGAGCCGAACAACGGGCGGGGATGCCGCTAATACGTCCAATAAATTACGGCTGATGACGGGCAGGCTTGGCGTTGTTACCGTCGCTATTACGCAATCCGACGTCAAAAAGTCGGAGACATCGGACGAGGGGACGAGGGAATTACGATTGCCGGAGCGTGAGGACGTAAAGAAAACTAAGGCATTGCTTGAGGATGCCGCAGTATTGATCGGCATTGACTCCGATTATAAGCAAGGGCTTGCGATTGTCGGCAACATGAAAGGCAGAGATGGTGGGGAGGGCGACGTATCTAACGTGCTTTATCTGCCACAATACGGAATCATAAAAGAATTAGAAACGGGCGAGGAAGCCTTGGAAGGGTTTGATTTTTGATGAGAGAAATTAAGTTTAGAGTATGGGACGTAAGTGACGAACGTATGTATTACGGAATAACAAACCTAGCCGATATTAATGGATATGTGATGCAGTACACGGGAATAAAGGACGTACACGGAAAGGATATTTATGAAGGAGACATAGTCAACTGCTTCCGACACGAAGGCTTTGAGTTTGTTACAACAAGACTTGGGGCGCACGGAATAGAGACTCAGCTAGGCTTCTATCCGTTCATAGAAGTGTACGGGTATGCGGAAGTCCTTGGGAATATATACGAAAATCCGGAGTTATTAGACAATGCAAGCAATTAAAATCCGCGGCCAAGACCTTTTAATCGACATCGAGGAGGAGCTTTCCGCCTATCAATTTGACAACGCTCGCTGGCAAGCCGATAAATTAATCGCAAACAGTCCGTTCCGGGACGAGAGCCGACCGAGCTTTTTCGTTAATTTATCGGGAGAGTTCGCGGGTACGTGGGCGGATTCCGGTGCATTAAATGACGACATGGCAAGCGGTAATTTCGCAAAGCTTATCGCATTGCTTGACGGTATACCGATCGAGGACGCTGAGCGTTATTTAATCGACAAATACGGCATAGGGCAGGCGCATAAGCCCGACGAGCCTATACGACTTAAAAAGCCCGCCCTGCGCTTAAATGAGAGATTTAAAACGCTGGCAAATCCCGTTAAACAAGCCGTCAGTCCGTATTTAATAAGGCGGGGCATTAGCGCACAGGTCCAGGAACTTTACGGCATAGGCTACGATAGTCAATATAAGGGATTTACGGCATTTCCGATATTTACCGCCGAGGACAAGCTAGCAAGCGTATTTTATCGACGCAGTAGCTTTACTGATAAGCGTTTTTTCTACCATCGCGAAGGCTTGTCTAAAAACCAGCTACTTTACGGCATACATTTAGCGGAGGACTACGCAATCTTAAACGAGGGCTTTATTGACGCTCTAAGTTGGGAAACGCTAGGCTATCCGGCTCTAGCCGTAAATGGCGCACGCATAAGCCGTGAGCAAGTCGAGATGATAAAGCGTAGCCCGATTAAGACGATTTATCTAGCGGGCGATAATGACGAGGCGGGGCGCAGGCTAAATAAGCAGGCTTACGAGGCTTTGCGAGGCTATGTCGATTTGTACTTGATAGATTACGGCAATAAAAAAGATGCCAACGAGGCATTACTTAGCCCCGACGGCATCCAAAGATTGAATAGCGCGTTTGATAACGCTAAGCGAGTTAATCTAATCAATTGTCCGAGTTTAGCAAATTAATAAATAAACAAACAAAAATATTTTTTGAAATATGTGTCCCATAAATAGAAACTAAATGGGGGATATGTAGTAGGGAGGTAGAAATATGATAAATACTAGTTTAATAGTTTACGAGAACGATTGGATCATTCGAAGGATTTACGAAGTGGCTGACGGGCTTAGAACCGTAATAGTCGACCAGACCAAGTTCGAGGAGCGCTGCATAAATAGGGTAGCGCGTTATCTCAACGAAGATAAAAGTCGGACAAGCCACCGAAATTATATCGAGCTACTTATCCAGCAAGAGGCGTCAGATTATCGGCGCCGAGGCAAGAAAGAGGATGCCGAATTGTTTACGACCCTAGCCACGTTTGGCGACGATGGCGAGGAAATAGAGTACGAGCCTGAGGACGTTTTGGCGGACGTCGAAGGCGAGGTAATAACAAAAGAAATGGCCGCCCTGTTGGCGCAGGACGACCGTCGCAAAGAATTAATAGTCGGAAGTTGGGCGATAGGCATCGATAATAACTCGGAGATTTCCAGATTGTTGGCGCAATCGATTGGAGGAAATCCAGAGTCACATCGTAAATTTATCCAACGTTTCCGAGCTGATTGCCGCGAAGCTCTCGCGACAGCTATTTAACTATTCGGGACTATTGTCCCTTACATACATTATAACACAATTAAACGCAAAATACACTAGGAGGATTTAAAATGCTTACGACAATTTTTGACATAAACGAATTAACGGACTTGGAGCGAACTTACTACGAATATCATGGCAAGCTAGATGACGGAATTTGTATCGTCGAATTAGCGAGCTTAGAAGGGAGGCTTATCGCATGAGTGGCGCAGTTG